GCTCAGGTTGGCATCGCGCAGGTCGGCACCGCTCAGGTTGGCATCGCGCAGGTCGGCACCTCTCAGGTTGGCACCGCTCAGGTTGGCACCGCCCAGGTTGGCACCGCTCAGGTTGGCATCGCTCAGGTTGGCACCGACCAGGTCGGCACCGCGCAGGTTGGCACCGACCAGGTTGGCATCGCTCAGGTTGGCATCGACCAGGTCGGCACCGACCAGGTTGGCACCGACCAGGTCGGCACGGCTGCCACCATTACCAATCAACCAATCTTTGTGGGCGGAAAGTATTTTGTCCAACTCAGATTTTCCAATATTCATCTACACACCTCATTTTTTTATTTGATCGATACCAGGTAGCCTCCAGCCATCATTCCCTTGGCGTACCAGCGATGAGGCTCGGGATAGTGGGGGCCTTCCAGGTAAACAGGGCCGTCCTTGGGCACGTTGCCACCAAATGATCCGGGTTGATAAACAGTGACCTTCACGCCATTGGCGAGGTCTTCCTTGAGTGCCTTCTTGGTTTTGTAGTTCTTGCCGGTGTAAGCCATGGTGTCCTCCTGGGGTTGAGTTTTACCTTCAGCCACAGATTTACCATGCCCCGTACTAGTACGTCAAGAGGTTTTTTTCACTCCTCGTATCTTTTACTGGGGATCAGCTCGATCTCTATAGCATCATGGCGTTTATTACCATCGCCGTCAGCCTTGGTGATGCCAAAGACACTACGCTCAAGGGCAACGATGCGCTCAAGGGCAGAGGCCAGCTTTGCCGCCCCATCCACCCTGCCGCCCCAGCTTATCACCTTGTGGAAGAACTGCACCGCCCGGTCACTGACCACCTTCGCCCCGGTCTCGTCCTTCAGGTCGGAAACGATCTCCCCAAGCTCCTTAAGAAGGAGTCGCCCGTTGTTCATAACCGCAAGCTCCTCAACGAGCTGCTGAATTGCCACCCGACCAGCCGTTACATCCTTGCGTTCACGGAGGATTATCTCAGCAATTCCACGAGATACCTCCTCTATCACCACAGCCTGATTAACAGTACTGTTACCTGACTGAGGCTCCGTGTTACCCAGGGCCACCTCCCTGTTAACCTTAGCCTCTGCCTTGACCATGATGGCTTCCCTAAGATCCCGTTCCCACTTCTCTTTGTCGGCCCTCTTCTTCACCGACACATGGGATACATTGCACTGGGCTCCTATCTCCCTGAGAGACAGAACACCGGATCTGTAAAGGGTCTCGGCCTTCTCCCAATCGGGTTGCTTTGGCTTGGTTTTGCCGGGTTGCTTTGGCTTGGTCATCTCCTCCTCCTCTCCGGGGTTACTCCACCCCCACACGAATCATGAGGGAGCGAATAAGGATCTTATTGGCCCAATACTGTCGCAGTACCTTTGTTGGAGCATTGACCCAAAGACGGTATTCGCCCTTGAAGGAAAAACAACCATCCCATCCAATCCAGCACGGACAATGACAACAAAGCGCTTCTGGGAACTGTGCGTCATATTCACAGCACGGGCACCTGGAAATGAGCTTGGAGAACTTCGCCTTGTTGGGGTGGGAATCCTTCGAGTCCTCCCCGGTGGTCGCCAGGAATCCCCACAGCTCAATCATATCCTCCTTGCACTTGGCGAGGGTGTATTTTAGATTACCCATTTCATTCCTCCCCCACGCGCATCATCAGGGCCTTGACCAAAATCCTGTTGGCGTAGTATTGCCTCCAAACCTTGGTACGCGATTCACACCATAGCCCAAAATCCCCGCCACGGAGTTTCGGGTGACCGCCGTATAAACAAGGCTCAAGGAATATTCCCGAGAATCCGTTGCGCCACTCATCCACTGGGCAAAATCGACACGGCGGGGTGATCTCGGTAAAACCCCTGGCGTATTCACAACACGGGCACGAACCCGCCATACCACGAATTCTCACGGTAAAAGAAGGGGAGACACTGAAGGCAGCCCTCTCCTTCGTTGTCCATCCAGTCTCTGCCAATTTCCCCCAGAGCTTGATCATATCTTCCTTGCACTGGGCCTTGGTGTAACGTTCTTTTCTTTTTCCCATTTTCTCAGGTTCCTTATATGGACGATTAGATAGGCTAAAGCCCCGATAATCAAACCCCACTCATGGATGGATATTGCATAATAGAACCACAGGAACTGGTTTACTATCCCCACCCTTGGACCCCAAGGGGATTTATCTCCCATGAGCCATAGCATGAGGCAGGATGTGGCGGAAAGGAACCAGTCCATATCCCAACCCTATTTAATCCTCACGTCATTCTCCCAGAACTCCCTGGGGAGTGGGGAAACCCCATCGAATACCGGGGCCTGGAGAATCAACCCCGAGTTCTCCCCTGGATGATGTATCAGTACCTCGTGGCCAGCCGCCTTCATTTGCTTGATCAGCCGTTTGGTTCTCACGCATGGCTCCGGGGAACTACATACAACCATTACCTTCATAGATTCGCTCATATTTAATGATAGGGTTATTTCTCTACCGGTGGCGGAAGCCTTCTCGGCCAAGAGGGGAGGTGGAACACCTGATCTGGCTTCCTCTTCCCCGCCCACCTCGGGCAGTGGTCATCGCACCCTTCTCGGGCTCGGTTACACGCACAGACGATCTCGGCCATGCTATTCCTCCGGTGGCTCCCATCCGCACTCCAGGCATACTAGTCTCAACTCGACACACTCCTCGCAGGGAGGGGCTATTAACCCGCCGCACTTGGGGCACCGGTCACCCTCCCTGTAGTGGATGAACTCCTGCGGAGACACCCGCTCGTCCCCCTGGACGATACCAGTACCGAATGCCAGGGAGTCCATCATCGCCTGAGTGTATGCCTCGGCTTGTTTTGGGTACTTCTCGAACAGCTTCGCGACGATCTCGTTCAGCATCTTGGCATGCTTACGCCACTCGGACCTCGGCGGACGGTCATCGTTGCACATGCCCCTGAGCTGGGCATCGCGGATGACGATGAGTGAGGCGATAGCCTTCGATAAGTGGTGGATTCCGGATTCGTCATCGATATCCTCCCCCTCCCACCACGCCCCTACGTGTCGGCGACAGGCATCATAGTAAACCGATGCGCGAACACCGATGGCGCGATAGTTGTGTCGTCCGTATTTCATGGCCCCCTCCAGCATGGCCACCCCAACCTCGGCGATCACCACCTCCGAGACAGTGGAGAATGGGTGCTTTTTAACACCGAGTGCGTCCTTTGGATTACTTGGTTTAGATGACATACCAACTCCATTCATTTTTCCAAAACCTTACATGGTGCCGGGTTCTTCTGGAACCTAACCACCTTAATTGTCTCGCAACCGAGGAAGAGCGCCTTCATTATCCTATGCCGCCCGTCCATAAGTTCCCCATCCTCATCCAGGATGATGGGCTTCGTCAGGTCCGATGCCATGGCAGCATTCATGTGCATGACCATATCCCGAAGGGTCAGGTTCTCATAAACGTGATACATGTTTATGGCCGCCAGTGGAACATCGTACACCTTCAGATCCCTGGAAAGATCGATGAGCCTTGATACTGCCCACTGGTGAAAACCAAGTGTACAAAACTGATCACCAGGACCAACCCAACGTTTCACCATACCACCCACCAATGTGGCCCGGGGTTCGACTGCCAGGAGTTCCCCGGAGGACTGTGAATCTGTCGCGCTTCGGGTTTCCCCTTTTCGCCCTACTGTTTTGTTCGGGTCCGACACCTGGCACCTCAACCGCCCTTACGGGCACCACAAACACAAATTTCGGTCTCGGGCATCCCAGGCCCTACCAGCATTCCATCCCAATCATAACAGAAATGCCAACCGGCGTCAAGCTCTTCCTGAGTGAGACCACCGCCCCTTAGATCGAGTTCGATATACCTCCGAACAGGCATTGCGGTTGGACCAGAGCCTATCGTGTCACGAATCATGACAACACCAAGCTCTGATAGTCGAGTATGTAGTCCTCCACCGTAGCCGCCCCCGTGGCATTGAAAATCTCCTTGCACATTTTTGCCATGCCTGGAATATTGTGGGCATCGGGAAGTGGTTCACTAGATCGGAGGAACTTAACCCTGGCCATGAGAAAATTGAACAGATGGTTGTATTGCAGATGGAATTCGTTTGGCTGGAGGACACCGCACACCCTTGCTATATCCCCCTTAAGCGCCTTCCTGGCGGAAGACTTGTCCAAAAATGACACATAATTATCCACCATTGTCCTTGGTTCCACCTGACATATACCAAGTGCTGGACCACCACCGATTTGCTTGAGATATTTTCCCAGCCTCGATTCATGGGCCGAAACCATCATGAGGATCTCCTCTGACTTATCGGAGTGGAGACAAAAACCCCTGTAAAAGATGGGCATGGTGGCGGCGCGAATAATCTGACGGACGTTATCCGGTGAAATACTACATTCGACAGGCATTTTCCCTCCAAAGGCTGGAGTCGCCCTCACGAGAGAACGACCCCGTATACTCCCCCCACACATGGTGGGCGAGCTAGTTTGTTGACCCGAATGTCGTTGAAGGTTCAAGCTTGGGGAGGAAGCACAGCTCCGTAGCTCTGACCGCCGCCAGGGTGACTGCCGATATCAACTCAGCAAACATCTCCCGCTCAACATCGTCATCGTGCTCCTGATCGATAATATGGGCAATCTCGTGCGAGAAGAAGGCCAACACCTCCCCCCTCTCAACCCTTTCCCGATCAATCCAAAAGTGAATATCCCTGGTGTCGGTAACGCAAAAACCCCAACACCCAACCTCCTGCATTCCACTGAAGATCTGATCAAACGAAACCTCGATTTCGTCACCAGATTCATCAAAGCCCCCCATCTGGCTGGATCGCATATCGTCAATTGGGGTATCCCAAAACAACTCAACAACCTCTTCCAAGGTTTTGTATTCATGGAAAGTGATCAACAGAATCAGCTCCTTCATTAGCACCTCACTGCTCACCAACCAGGGAAAAGCTGGCGGCGTTGAATAGACCCTTCACCCCTACCAAGGACAACTGGACAACCCATATCTTATCCCTGACACCCTTTACCTTGTAGATCTTACCGTCTTCAAGCACTGATATGGGATCACTCCCCCCAAGTTTCTGATCACTAATAGATATCTGGTTTGACAGTTGGACGCGACTTCCCTTTATGAACCTTGTTTTCTGAGGCATTACACCCCTCCGTGTTTCGGCAAAGGAAATGTTTTCCCCGCCCTACCCCCTCGATCACCACCTGAAAGATATTGCACCACCTCGCGCCGATCCTCTCGGATATCTTTTCGGAGTAGTGGCAGCCAGTGCATTCATCGCCATCGGGGATCTCGACGTGGATCTTCATTTCTTCCTCTCTGCTAGATAATAATCATCAAATCACCAAGTTAAATACCTGACTCCATGATGAAATCATTTTTTTCCTGAGCAACCCTGGGATCGATAACCCAGCGCAGATCGAGGCACAGGCTCTCGGCGATAGCGGCGTACTGGTCATAAATATGGAGACCATCGGAGAAGGCAATAATAGGTCCGTCCTTAACCCCCATACCGCTATCGATCAGGTAGGATAGGACGAACTCCTTGAGGAGCTGGAGGCCACCGAGATTCTCGGGCAACCCGGCGATTAAGTCCCATGACCTGAAGTAGAGCGCCATCTGTAGACTACCCCGGATAACCTTGAAACTGACCGCCCTCATACAGGGTGGGTCATCCAGAAAAATACTGTTTGGGTCTCCGACCGTTATCGTCGCCTGATTCGTTCCACCGTTGCTGGAGATCAGGAGTGAAATAGCCCTCATGAGCTGTGGGAGTATGAACTGTCCATAGGTATACGACTGATTCTCACTCAGCTCACACCCAACTATCTTACCAATGAAGTACTCATCGATCCTGTCGTCTGTGAGTGTCTGGGGGAGGTGGGGGGGCAGGATGGGGGATAGTGGGCGGATGTATGGCTCCCGGACGAAGATTGTCACATAGTCAATCTGCTTCCTCACCTGACCAACATACGACCCACCCCTCACCAGGAAGTCACTACCAAACCTGAGGCACATGACAATTGCACTCCTCCAGGCGTCCTCAATTGTATTCCCGGTTATCTCCATTTTAATCCTCATCCATGTGAGACCTGACGGATTGTTCGAGCTTGTTGGCGCATTCGCGACACACCATGAACTTTCCGATATGTTCTGCACTCGGCCTATATACATACTCAAACCCAGAACCAGACCTGACAAACACCGGCGACATTGCCGGGACACCAACATCCCTTCCACAACAGTCACAATAGAAAAATAACTTACTGGACATCTTCTTACTCCTTGGTTTTAACCCACCGACTCTCCGACATACCCGAGGGCTTATCGGAAGGTGCTCGCTCCCTCCACTCGGTCACACCTGGGTGCTCGGTCACCATGCCACAGAAAATGCACTCGAACAGTGACCCATCCTTCCCCCGGTTAATAACCCTGACACTTCCATGATTACACGGACCCTTCATCCTTCTCCTCCTTGGGGATCTCCCTGACACCAGACTTGGTGGCGTACCGTCTATCCAGGACCACGGCGTACTGGAGTTCATCGACCATCAGATCGTATATCTTCGACACCCTCTGGTAGTCATTCACAGAATACCTATCCGAAGTCCAGGTATACTTGTCGGCTCCCTTTTTCAAAACGCTCCCGTCACTCAACTTGCATGTCACACGTAGCGTCTCGAAATCCTCAAGGTTTAGGAACAGCGTTGATAGTGGAAGTATCAGGGCGATAGCGAACTCCCCATTATTAAACGACACGATTTCGATTCTCCGTCCGTCGACTATTTGCATGGCATCTCCTTTGCGATTTGAATCTCGCGCATCCTCAGCCAGGAGAGATGCAGGAGTTCTTTCACCCCCTGGACGAGCGAGTGGTTTCCGTTCAGCAAACCTTGCACCGAACACACATACACGGGCTCGTCCGTGGTCGTTGAAACCCTGAACAGCAGCTCGGAGTTAGCGGAGACAAAACAGGATATAACCCCTGGTCCAGTATGAAGTTCCGCAAAAATCACCCACTCCGAGCGAGGAACCACCACTCCAGTTTCCTCGTGGAACTCCCTGACCACGGCATCGAGCGGAGACTCCAGGAACTCCACATGCCCACCGGGGGCATTAAGCAACCCATCCATTTCAATAGGGCGGTTTTTCAGGATCATCACCACCGCATTCAGGTTGTTGTCGAATAAAAAACCAAGTACAAACGTCTTTTTCTTCGTTTGGATCTCTTCCATTAACCTCCTCCAGTGCGTCAGTTATATGGCTACATATAAGCTCAATCATCTCACGGTTGTCGAAAATTACCGGGTCATTTTCCCGAGGGTGTACAGGTATAACAAACCTCTTCCCCACGAGAAAATAAAAATTCTCACCTTTTATCGGTATCCTCTTGCGGATACAGGGATCAAACTCAGGAGCGCTTCCCATTGGCCGCACCAGCATATTTTAAATAAAAGTCATGGGTCTCTGCCATTACACCAGATTCCGCCGACTCACGTATCGCGACACGAAACTTATCAACCGCTTCACCTGGTTTACTAAACCCCAAACCAAGCTCGGGCTCCACGAAAACATTAGATAGCAGCCACCACCTCGGTGCCAGCAACCAGGAATATTTATCAGCAGCATAGAGCTTACTGAGCGGGTATTGGCTATATTTGCAATGACCAGCACATAACAAGAAACCCTTTATCCCGAACAGGCCACCGGCGATGTCCGCCCCGAGTCTCCAATGTACCTTCTTTTGGTTGTAATCATCGAGATACTGTAGGCCAATGTGCCCTATATCATGGAGGAAAATACACACGATTTGCCACAGTTTGGGCCACTCCTTATGGACCCTCCTCCACGCCAACGTAACGAGAACACTGTGAAAAATAGAATGACACCCAAATAAGATGCTCTTCGTCCCCTGTTTCATACCAGCTAATGCCCTCCAAGGTTCATGATATAATCACTATACCATGAACCTGTGTGCAACACAACATTTTTATTTGTTGGCAATCAGAACGTCGATAGCCTTAATGAGCGGTGGAATGGCGGGGTCGTGCGCCACCGACGAGAACATATCACGAATCACAAGCAGATCCTCTTCGGTGACCTGATCATCGCCAGTGGAAAAGATATCCAGAAGAGCTTTGCGGTATTTCTCCTCCCTGGATTGGCCTATTGGCGAGTACCCTTTTTCAAAAACCTCGCCAGGGGAGAATGACAGGTAGCCATCCTCGTATTGGACAAGATAATCACCCTCTTTGGGTGTATACCTTGCGAAGATCTTGTCATCATGATCGAAAGCCATAAAGTAAGGACCGTCAAAGGAAAGCACCATGCACGATCCTATCTCAATGGAATTTATCTTTGCGGCCTTCACCACCTTGTGACTCCGGTACTCATTCATCTTCGGCAATTCCATTTTCGTGCTCCTGATGTTAGGTTTGTGTTACTCGGCCACGGGGGTGGGTGGGGTGTGCTCAACGGTACTAGTACCATTACCTTCCCCATCGTTCCATTGCCTCGTGTCCATAAAGGGCTTGGTCTTGGTCCGAAGATCCTGATTCAAGACTCCGTTACCACGGTTTTCCGCCGAGTTTCCGACATTGACGACATTCTGGTTACCCTTCAACTCCAGGTATCCCGTATCCCCACCCCCACTACCACCGCGCTTGTCGGCATGGTCAAGGATGGTGTCGAGCGGGTCAGAGAGTGCCCTAATCCAATCAAGAACGGTATCGGGGCGCATGAGTTGCTGCTTACCCATACCACCGGCGTAGGCCATACCAACCCCAACCTCACACCCATTGTGGCCATTGCAAGACGCCAGGGCCTGTCCGAACTCCTTCAAACCGTCCTTATTAGCCTGGACAATCTGCTTGTTGGTCTCAAGAATGGGGTTGGTGGTAAAAAGCTCCACACAACCACTCACCCCCACCACAACCAGCAACATAAGACCCACCCACATAAGAAAAATCGCACATGAAAGACCTATCGTTTTCTCCATAAACACCTCCAAGTAGAAACGGTTTGCATAGGGCCGGGGCCAATCCCCTTGATATAAGGACATTATACACCAACGCAACACATAAGTCACTTTTTTTCTCCGTAGTGTGTTTTTTTTCTTGACTTGGCCGGCCCACTGGTGTAATCTGGGGTTGTAAGAGAGACCATACTAGTACACAAAGAAAGGAGGAAAACATGGATACCATCGACAAAATCATCAGTTATGAGCAGGGGGAGCTTGACGATCAAGAGACCATCGCCATGTTTCAGGAACTCATCAATAGTGGAATGGCCTGGACTCTCCAGGGTCACTATGGAAGGGTCGCCCAACACCTCATCGACAGTGGCTACTGCAAGGAGGCGTAACCATGGCTAGATACTACGAAATAACCCAGGTTGGATACAAGTGCTGGAGTGTGGTGCTGAAGGACCGCAACGGGAAGGAGATCAAGGTTCTCAAAGCTGGATTCAGGGTAAGGATGGATGGTGTTAGATGGGGCCGAGAGAACGGAATCAAATTTTCCAGCAATAAAAACCGTGTGGAGGTGGAAAGTGTCCAGGGATAAGGCAATGCCCAGGGGCGATCAAATGGCAGAGGCGTTTAACACGAAAGCCCAAAACCCAGACAAGATCGTGTGGTGCAGCATACACCCCGACACCGGAAAGTTCGAGGTCCACGTCAGTAGGGACCGAGTGGTGATGAGGATCACCGCACTCATGGGATATTCGGTCTTCGAGATCCAGGAGGGTTTATGATCAACAAGAGAATGAGTATACAGCGGAGGGTGACAAGGCACATATTGGCAACCAGGAACTACAAAGAGAAGCTCAACGACCTTTATGCCGGTGCGGCTGGATCGGTAACAATCAGCGAATTGCGAGACTATCGCTCTGGCATAGCTTTCTACGAAGACCTTTTAGAGAACGAAAACCAATCATACGAAGACTTTATGGAGGAACGAGATGGCGACTAGCATTCAACAATTCAAGGCACTCCACAACGGCAAACCATACGGTAGGCCGCAAGATCGCCCGATGGTGATCATGGCTGTCAACACCAGCGCCCACCCAGACCATGAACTCGGGTATATGAAGGGGATGTTTCGGGGGATCGCGACAGTCAAACAGGTTCAGGGGTGTTGGGAGGGACAAATGGAGACCTCATATGCCATCACCTGCCTCCCCGGAAGGATGGACGAAGTTGTGATGAGGGCTACGGTCGTCGGCAGGGCGAAGGGCCAGAAGTCTATTTTGGTCCTTGGACCCTACTGGGAGGAGGAGGGTGGTAGGTTAGCTCAACTTCTTTGGCTCAACATCAATTCCTACCAAGGGGTGGGGATCTTCAGAAGAACACCCCCAGGGATGGCCGTCCAGGAACAGGGGTGGACAAGAGATGGCGAGGCATTCTACACAATCCAGAAGCCTCGCTCATGATGGTGTCGGGGGGGGGGCGGAACCCCCCCCATTTCTTTTACACCTGGGCGGTGTTCTCGAACAGGTCGGCGTAATACTCATCCATCAGCACCGCAGGGATAGCCCCGATGGGCTTCCTGATTTTCCCGAAATCCGTCTCACACCAGGCATGCCGACCACCAGCAGTGATGGACAATACCCGGATGATAGACACCCCAGGACCACACAGGAAACTCCCCAGATAGGCCCTGGTGAAGTATTTCTTCCACCCCTTTCCACGGGATTTCCTGTAATCAAACCTCTTATCGAGGTTGTACATTGACCGGTCTTCACGTTTTGATTTCTTCATGTCCCTCGCCTCCCGCGAGATCTACCATGGGGATTATTCCCCGAAATCCAACTCACCCCCAAGAGCGCCACCGAAGTCAACTGCGGCGTTCCAGCCCTCAAGCGCATGACCACATCGCTCCCAGTATTTCTTGGCCTGGGATTTGTTTTCTGGAGGAGGACCATACTCCTCTTCCCACCAATCCTTGAACGCCTCGGAGGCTGATTCGAGGTGCTCCTCTACAAAAAATCTATTCGCCATCCAGTTCATTTTTCACCCAGGCGCTTCACCCTCTCCTCCTCATGGAGTCTCTCTTTTTCCTGCCTATATCTTAACTCTTCCCAGGCAAAAGCCCACCTGTCCCGCAAGTGTTTTGGGACAATGGTTTTTGCACCAAACCTCATAAGGCTCTGTGGCGTGGCCTTGCGAATAGAGATCCCAAGGTAACCCTCCAAACGTTTCATCTCACACTGACCTGCTGCCGAATCTTCAAAAACACCGATTACCCTTCCGTCCGCCTCAACCTCAAACCATGCCTTTTCATTTATGGTCTTCCTTGCCACAGATCCCCCTCCAAAGTTTGGGTTCATGACTCCATTCTGCCTGGTATTACGATACTCCTTCTGGCTGGCTTCATGCCGTATTTGTTGTTGAGATACTCCTGGCTAAGAACGTCGATAATATCCTGCTTCTTAACCAGGCCACTCTCGATGGCCGGTGTTGGGACAGCGATGCCCTTGATGTATGGGCAATCCCTGACGGAAAAAAGAGTCATTTCCTCACCGGTGTTGACGATGACAGAGGATTCAATAATTTCGATTTCATCGGTTCTCTCGACACCCTTGGGAAGAATAAGATTACTCATATCCTTCCCCCGAATCGAAACCGTCCTGGAGCGCCTCAAGCAACATGGAGAGATCTCTCGGGTCCACGGGAAAACCGTCATCGATGCCATCCACACCCAGCGAGAGTAGGTTAGAGATCTCCATGTCGGTCATGGGAACCATTGGTGCCGGGAGTACAATGGCACATCCCTGGTGCTCCCCCCAACTACCCCACTCGCTGCTAACCTCACCATCCTGTTCGTAGCCCTGGAATGCCCAACCATCACTCCAGTTCTCATGAGCGAAGAGATAGATCACATCCTCATGTCTAAAGGTTTGCCGAAGGTTGATCTCACGAAACAACATCACGGAATTCAACCACTCGGGAACGGCAGAGAGTGGGATGAAACCCCACCATCTCGACGCCCTTTTCCCCAGGCAAAATGCGACATTGCGCGTTTGCTGGACCAAGTGATTGTCTTTGGTGATTGGGGCCGGTAACAATAAAACTTTTTCCATCAAAACCTCCCGATTGTTTTTAATTAAAAAACCATCCAATATGGCTTTAAATACAACCCAATACTACCACACCACAACAATTATGTCAACTGTTTTTTTCCCTTCAAAAGAACATCGAGAAAGTCGTCGCCGGGGGTGGGGGGGACTATTACATTTACATCTATATTGTACGTTGGCTTGACCATAATCTTCTTCCCCAGTGTATATGCAGCACACTGACCGGTGAAGTTGATATCATTATCAGAGAATATAAGGAGGGTCTTGATACCCGGTGGGGGATCAAAATCGGCCAGGAGTGTGGATGTGAGAGTTGGCCAAACCGGGACTCCAAATAGCTCGTGAGCCGCTATGGCCGTCTCGATCCCCTCGGCGACACCAAGAACCCCGTCTGTGACCGGGAACAACCTGACGGCACCCCCAGCCATCTTGCCAAGTGAAGGCATGATCCTCTTCGGGTCTTGTATGGTCTCCAGCTTCTCGCCGTGCTCATTCAGGTATGTCCGGTGCATGGTAATAGCGGTGCCGTCCTGTGCCCTGAATATAGCCAGCATCGCGTTATGGTATGACCTATCATCCGGCAACCAACACTTTTGGGTGGTTAGCAGAGTCGGGGGATACACACTCAAACCGCGACATTGCAGATACCAAGCAGCAATGTCACCAAACCTCATAGGGTGGGAGTTTTGAAAGAGGTTCCTGAGCACATTGGGTGAAACCTTGGTTTCAGTCGAGGTCTTGGTTACCTGACAATCACCGATCACACGCTCCACTTCCTTTACTGCCTCTGGAAATTGGAGTGAGAATTTTTTCATCAACAGCGCCCACCCATCACCAGCCCCACAGTAGCTGCATATCCAGGAACCAGAGCCATCCAGATCGTCGTACCGAAACGGCTTCTTGTTTCCAGGAACACCACATATCGGGCACTCGGTATGTCGACCGTCACCGACATCGATACCCAGGTGTTGGAATATTGATGTCCACCTTCCCCTGACATGTTCCTTGATGTCTTCCATTATCTCATCCCCTTGGCCTTAGCCTTGGCTCTCTTAATGTTGATGTGTTTCATCCAGTTCCTGAATCCCTGATCAGGTATTATCGGGGCGGTGTCCTTGAAGCCCTTTGGCCATACCCCGAATTTCTCCTTGAACTTGTGGGAAATATAACCCTCTTGATACCCCTTCTGAAGGCAAACCCACTTGCACATGCCATAGAATTGTCTCTTCTCGACCTCGGTATATTTCTCTCTCTTCCCTACCTCTACCAATTCACCTTCCCTGGTGTCAACATTCTTCCCATACCTCTTTATCGGGCTTCCGCATTGCGGGCAAACCGTGCCACCCTTCGTAACACACCCGCATGTTTGACAAATAACTGGCCTCTCCTCTTTCTCTGGTGGGAGGTAAGAGTGCCAAGCCTTTTGCTTGTCATCCAAGGACCACTCCCTGTCATCCTCAAGGAACCCGTGCTCATTCACACAACCACCATGGTCGAGTATAATACAATCCCTCTTACCCGTTTCATCGCTGGGTCTTCCTCCCCTCCCACCCATTTGCACGAACCTGCCATAGGATTTCGTCGGTCTCGCGAAAACTATACAGGAGGTTAGGGGGAGATCTGTCCCCTCACAAAGGATACCCTGGTTGACAAGAACCTGCACATCCCGGTACAAGTACCGCTTTAGGATGATATCACGCTCCCCCTTCGGGGTCTTGTGGTCGATATGCTCGGCGGCGACACCGGCCTCCTGGAACCGCTGCGCTATGGCGAGGCTGTGTTTGATGGTGGTGGCGAAGATTATGGTGGGGCGATCAGGGCATATAATAGACCAATTTTCATATATATCCCCGATCAGGTGTTTCCTGTTGAGCTTCTCCCCAAGATACCCGAGGCTGTAGTCGTTGGCGACAATCGGGACATCACTTAGGTCGGGGGTGAAGGGTGCGAAGTACCGGTACGGGGTGAGGAACCCCTGATCGATGAGATCGCCGGTCGATATCGTCTTGACTATCTTGGAATAGTAGGCTCCCAACCCACGGCCATCGGACCTGCAAGGGGTGGCGGTCAGGCCGATAACGATTGCCCTGTCTCCGTAAGCGCGGAGTATCTTCTGGTAGGTCGGGGATATGGATGTGTGACATTCATCAACAAATATCAGGTCGCTGTCATGCCACCACCGATTGAACCGCAGCTCATCAAGGTCCATGCGCCTGACATAAGTTTGCATGCTCGCAACCTGGGTGTCCGCCTCGTGGTCGTGTGGCTCCCCGGCCATGATCACCCCACACCGTAGTCCATAATCCCGCATCTTGTCACGGGCCTGAAACACCAGCTCGCGGCGATTCACCAGGAAGAGAACCTTGTTTCCCTTGGCCTTGGCGGATTTCGTGATCTCTGCGGCGATAACTGTCTTCCCCCCACCACAGGGCAACTGAAGGATGATTCTTTTGTGGCCAGACCTGATCGCATCCCTCGCTTTTTCCTGCGCCTCCCTTTGATACGCCCTTTCGGAATAGGTTTTTTTCATCAGTCAATTCCATAACTTGTGTATTTTACCTACAAACCTAACAAAGATCTTTTAATTGCTATGTATTTTCAGATGGTTATATATTGGCAAATTCCGGTTTTCAGAATAAAATCCATCGACTGTCGTTGCTGATTTTCCTTGACAAAACTTGACACAAAAGCAGGATTTTTGTAGATAATGATCTACCGTCAGTTGTAAAACGAACATGGTTTGGACCTAGCCAGGGGTGAAGTAGGAATCACCTGGGAGCTTCGAGAGAATCGCGGTTGCCCGAATCCACTCTCTCCCTGGATGGGGATAGGTGAAGATCAAGAAAAGCACGTCGAGCGACCTTGGCCTCCGAGATGCGATCAAAGGAACCGACATAGTGACGACGACCATCGACGGTGACACGGACACGAAAGCGACCATTCTCCCGGTCGATGCCCGTGGTGCCGGTTGAGTTGTTCGAGAATCGCTTCCGGTTGGTGAGGTTGATGGTGTGTGGGATATCGCGAAGGTTTCGCCATCGATTATTGTGGCGGCACCGGTCGATGTGGTCGATCTCGTACTTCGGTGGGTTTCCGGTGACGTAGATCCAGGCGAGGGTGTGGGCGAAGTACCTGCGCCCCCCTATGCTGATACGAACGTACCCTTGATAGCTGAGGTGGCCAGCAACCTCCCCTTTGACTGCACCCCCCATGGTTTTCTTCCAGGTGAACTGCCCGGTGGTCATGTTGTATTTCAGTATTTTTTTTATTTCCCTTTGTGTTATCATATTCCACCTCCGACGACCTTATCTTATCATGGATTTTGGAGGAGTCAACTTTTTTCTTGACCGATTTGCTTTTTGCTGGTAAGATCCCATCATGATTCCAGGAGGTGATTATGGCCAAGGGTAGAAATATTGATTTGTTATGCAGGGTTGCTGATGGTGAGATCGTACCAAGTAGTTGGTATAACTGGTCGACAGCCCTGAAGGTGTTCGAGGGAAAGGAGGTTGTGGTCTCTATCGGTCCCAAGAAGAAGTTAAGGTCAATCCCCCAAAATAGCTACCTTTTTGGTGGTCCATATAAGATGATAAGCGAGGCTACGGGCCAGGATATAGAATCGATCCATGAATTCTTCAAGAGCCTGTTCCTTAAGACGTATGACCGTGGACCTATACCGACCACGAGATCTACCGCATCACTATCAACCGTCGAGTTTATTGAGTATTATCGTAAGATTATTCAGTGGGCTGCTGAGTTTCTTGGTTTGTATATTCCGGAGCCCAACGAGGAGGAGATGTGGGGGAGTCTGGTTGAGACCTATGAGAGGAGCGAAAAATGTCGATCCTAACCAATAGCGCAAAGGGTAAGATGTGTCAGGTGAGGATTCCTGGGGTGTGTAGTTTCGACCCCCAGAAGACAGTACCGGCTCATCTCGATGGTGGAGGGGTTGGTGGAAAGAGGCTTGATCTTTTTATAGCTTATTGCTGCTCTGAGTGCCATTATGTTCTACATCACGGTCATCCAAATTTCACCAAGGAGGAGTTGCTGATATTTCATTACGAAGGTGTGTTTAGGACGATAGAGTCCATGTATTATGAAGGGTTAATCAACACAAGGGGAGCGATCAATGGTAAAAGAAAGTGAGAACGTGGATAAGAAGGAAATGACGGGTTTAGAGAGGCTGCGCGTTCCCTTTCCGCCCGAATGTATCAACCAGAAGCCAGCGCCGACCAAGGCGCAAAATAATTGCCCCGATCACGAGAAGGTTAATTGTGATGTCTGTGGTGGATGGCACCACCCAAGGGTTATACACCTTTCGTATGTTGGGCATGCCGCCCTTACGAAGCGCCTCCTGGAGGTTGACCCCCACTGGAACTGGGAGCCACTCGCGAGCGATAACAACGGACTCCCGCTGATCGCGGAGGATGGTGGGTTGTGGGTTAAGCTGACTGTCCTCGGGGTCACCAGGATTGGGTATGGATCTGTGGAGAATGCCCACCTCAAGACCCCCGGCAACATTATCAAGGAATTGATCGGCGATGC